TGTGGACATGGACGGCCCCGGTCACGGCCAACGCGACCAGCCAGAAGATTCTGATCCCCACCGGCAACCCGATCAGCATGTACCTGACCGACGACAGCAATGCCACGGTCAAGATCACCTGCCCGGTGATCCATGCTGACACCGGCCAGTCTGCCGACGACCGCGTGCGCGGCAACCCCGCCGGCTACTCGATCATTCTGGGCAGCCCCGCCACGGCTGAATCTGCAGGCTTGGCTGCGCAGATCATCAGCGGCTTGGGTGGCGCGGGTTACACCGAGAGCGAGGCCAGCCAAACCGTGCTGCGCAACCTGATTGACCAGGTGCAAGCCTTGGTCGAGCAAGTGAAATCCAACACGGACACCATCCCCGACCAACCAGCGGCCACGGCGTCTGCAGTCTGGAATGAGGCGCTGACCGGCGCGACCCACAACACAGCGGGAAGCGCTGGCCGCCGACTGCGCACACTGGCGGACACGGTGATTTTGATCGAGGGCACAGGCAACAGCATGAGCAACGCTGGCGGCGTCGGTGCCATCACCCTGCCAGACGCATCAACCGTGTGCATCAAGCAAGCTATTCGCGTGGGCAACCAGGTGCGCTACGTCAAGAGCTTTGACCCCGCAACCAAGGTGGCCACTACAGATGCGCCATGGTGCACGGTGACTTCTGGCGACGTGGAATACACCGTTTTCAGCGGGCGTGAGAGCGAGGGCCCAAGCGCCGAGGAAATCGCGACACAAGTCGAAGTCGCCATCATCAACGACGACGACGGCCGCGCAGTCTTGCAGGCCATCGCCGACAAGGTGATGGCCGAGGAAATCACCAGCACCGTCATCGCGCAAAGCGTGCGCGCCGAGCTGGCGACAGAACTGGCTCGCATCGATGCGCCGATCAGCAGCCGCAGCACGCTGCAGGCAGCCGACATCCCCGAAGGCCTGACCGCCGAGGAAGTCTGGGCCTACACCGACCGCGAGCTGACCAGCGCCGCAGGCATGACGCCCGAGCAGGCCGAGGAACTGGGCGAGGTGGTGGCCAATACCCGGGCCACGTTTGCCAGCGTGAACAAGCTGACCCAGTAAAACGGCTGCCATATACCGCAAAAACCGTCCGGGGTGTAGAATCCGCAAAACACCCCGGACCCCCATATGAAACGAGCACTTTCCGCCGTCCTTGCCCATAACTGGGCCATCACGCCCGAGTATCTGGAAATCATTGCCAGCACTGCCGAGCGTGAAAACGAATACGCAGGCAACATCGAGGCGCTGCAAGCCAAGCTGGGCCGCCCGCTGGGCAACACCATGACCGCCACCGTGCGCGATGGCGTGGCCATCCTGCCGGTGGAGGGCCCGCTGTTTCGCCGCGCCAACATGATGACCGAATACAGCGGGGCCACCAGCTACGACACGCTGGCCCGCGACTTCGCGCAAGCCGAGGCCGACCCGATGATCAGCGCCCACATGCTGGTGATCGACAGCCCTGGCGGCGAGGTGAACGGGGCCAGCGAGTTTGCCGCCATGGTGGCCGCGTCCAAGAAGCCCGTCTGGGCCTACGTGGGCGGCACGGGTGCTAGCGCCGCCTACTGGATCGCCAGCGCAGCCGACAAGATCGTGGCCGCCGACACAGCCCAGCTGGGCAGCATCGGCGTGCAGGCGGGCTACACCATGCGCGACGGCAAGCCTGGCGAAAAGGCCTACCGTTTCGTCAGCAGCCAAAGCCCGATGAAGAACGCCAGCCCCGACACTGATGCGGGTGCGCGACAGATTCAGGCCAACGTGGACGCGCTGGCGCAAGTGTTCGTGGACGCCGTGGCACGTAATCGCAACACAGATGCAGATTCAGTGCTAGAATCCTTCGGACAAGGCGCAGTATTTGTCGCCGCCGAAGCTCAAGAGCGCGGCATGATCGACAGTATCGGCACCTTTGAAAGTACCCTTCAATCGCTTAGCGAGGAGCTGAAAAGCATGGATTACACCAAACTGAACGTCGCAGCCCTGACGGAACACCGCGCCGACCTGGTGGCCGAAATCCAGGCCGCAGCTGTCGCTGGCGTTGAAGCCGTCGACAAAGACGCCATCCGCGCCGAGGGCGCAACCGCCGAGCGCGAGCGCATCGCTGGCCTCGAAGCCCTGGCTATGCCCGGCACCGAGGACTTGGTGGCGCGCTTCAAGGCCGACGGAACCCAGCCCGCACAGGCTGCAATCGAAATTCTCAAGGCCGCCAAGGCTGGAGGCACGGCACAGCCCGGCGCAGCCGCCCACCTGCAGGCCCTGAAAACGACTGAAGACGCGCTGGAACCCCCTGCCGCTGGTACTGGCGAAGACGCCAAGATTAGCGACCAGGAGGCAGCATCTGCTGCAATCGCACTGGCCCGCAAGGCCGGAATCGACGCTTAAACCGGAGGCCCAAAGCCATGACCACAAACTTTCAGCCTGCCTTCGACAACGCAGCAGGCGCTTACACCCCCGACAACCTGCTGGGCGGCGATCTTCGCGCCGTCACCGAGTCGATCATTGTCGACACCGGCAACCTGACGCGAGGCACTTTGCTGGTGAAATCCGGCACCAAGTTCGTCGCCAACGCCGCAGCCGCTGACGCCACCAAGGTCTACGCCGTGCTGGCCGAAGACACAGACGCCACCGCCGCCGACAAGACCACCGTGGGTTACACCACCGGCATGTTCAACGTCACCGCGATGACGCTGGGCGCGACGCTTGCCGAAGTGCAGGACATCCTGCGCGACAAGGGCATCCACCTCAAAACCAACCAGGCATTCTGATCGGAGCACCACATGGACTTGTACAACACCGCCTTTTTGAACCGTGTGGTGGACGAGCTGTCGCCAGCCCCCACCGTTTTCCTCGACCTGTTCTTCCCCGAAGTGCTGACGCACGACACCGAAGAAATTTATTTCGACAAGGTCACCGACAAGCCGCGCCTGACGCCTTTCGTGCACCCCCTGCACGAAGGCAAGGTTGTGGACGGCCCCGGCTACATCACCAAATCGGTGAAGCCCGCCTACCTCAAAGACCTGCGCGTGCACAACCCGCAGAAAGCGCTCAAGCGCCGCGCTGGTGAAGCCCTGACCGGCAGCCTGACGCCCGCACAGCGCCAGCAAGCCAACGTGGTTGCCGACCTGGCCGACCAGTCGCGCATGTTCACCCGCCGCATGGAAGTCATGGCCATCGAAGCCATCCGCGACGGCAAGGCCACCATCATCGGCGAAGGCTTCAACGCCGTCATCGACTTTGGCCGCGACGCGAGCCTGACCGAAACTCTGGCCGGTGCCGAGAAGTGGAACGCCAGCGCCGATGTGGACATCCCACAGCAGCTGGAAGACTGGAGCCAGGAAGTGGCCGACTTTGACGGCAGCGTCGAAGCCGTGATCATGGACGTCAAGTCCTGGAACCTGATGCGCAACAACACCAAGGTCCAGAAGCTGCTCGACATCCGCCGCGGCGTGGCTGACACCAGCCTGATCATCGAGCCCGCAATGGCCGTGAAAGCTGGCGTGCAGTACAAGGGCATGCTGGGCAACTTCCCCATCTGGGTTTACACCGGCAGCTACATCGACCCAGCTGACGGCGCGACCAAGAAGTACATGCCCGACAACACCGTGGTGTTGGCTGGCCGCCGTGTCGAAGGTGTGCGCCACTTCGGTGCCATCATGGACGTGGACGTGCTGGTGGCCCGCGAGCGCTACTCGCAGTCTTGGGTGGAGCGCAACCCCAGCCGTCGCATGCTCATGCTGGAGTCTGCCCCTCTGCTGGTGCCTTACCGCCCCAACAGCTCGAAGAAAATCACCGTGGCCTGATAGCCCGGCAGCAGCAGAAAAGGCCGGGCAACCGGCCTTTTCTTTCACCTGAAACTCTGGAGACCCGCATGCAAATCAAACTGATCCAATCCATCCGCGCCAACGGCCAGCAACACCGCCCGCCTTCTGTGGTGGACACCAAAGAAATCGGCATTTCTGACGCCGAAGCCGAGGTGCTGGTGCGCTCTGGCGTGGCAGTGATCGTGGCCGAAGCCGAAGCCCCCGCCGAGACCGACGACGAGCGCCAGGCACGCGAGGCCGCCGAAGCGCAAGCCGAAGCCGAGGCTGCCGCACAAGCCGAAGCCGAGGCCAAAGCAGCCGCCGAGGCCGAAGCCGCTGCCAAGGCAGAAGCCGAAGCGCAGGCCGCCTCCAAAGCTGCAGCCGAAGCCGAGGCCAAAGCAAAGGCAGAAGCCAAGCCCGCAAAGAAGCGCTGACCCATGGCCGTCGAGACGCCCGAAGACCTGGCGGTCTTCTTCAACCCCGACGACTTTGGTGAGGCCATGACGGCCCACACCGTCGAGGCAGGAGACCTGCCTTTCCAGGGCATCTTCACGACCGGCTACGTGGCCGAAGACCCCGGCACCACGGCCACCATCAGCATGAAGGTGCCGCGCATTCTGGCCCGCGCCGACCAGCTGGTGGGCCTGCGCCAATCCGACACCATCACCCGCGCCGACGGCACGACGATCATCGTCAACGACGTCCACTACAAAGACCGCATGGTCATCATCCACATTCACGAAGTCTGGTAATCCATGCACTACCGCCAGCGCATCCGCGACGCCGTGGCCCAGCGCCTGCTGGACGCCAACACCCTGGCGGGCACCAACGTGTTCACCAGCCGGGCACGCCCCGTGCTGGAGATACTGCAGCGCCAGCAGATGGTGCTGTCTGTCTACACCAGCGACGAGAGCAGCACAGACAGCCCGGACGGCTACAACCGCGTGCGCACTCTGACCGTGAGCATCGAGGGCATGGCCGGTGGCGGCGATGACCTGGACGACGTGCTGGACAACCTGGCCGAGCAGGTCGAGGCCGCCATCGATGCCGACGACACGCTGGGCACGCTGCTAACCGAGCCCATGGAGCTGCAGTCCACCGTGAGCGAGATCACGGCACGCGGCAACCAACAGGTGGGCGCGTTTCGCATGGACTTTTCCTGCGACTACATGACGGCTGCCGCATCGGCCACCACCACCGAAGACGCGCTGTGGCCCGAGCGCCCGCTGCCGACCGAGATCACCACCAACCTGGTGCCGACACCAGACGCCTACACGCCTGTCATTGGCGGCATCCGGCCCGCCACCATCGAGCATCACATCGTTTCGCCAGCGCGCCCGCTGATTTCAGACGAGCCCGCCTGTGCAGACGGCACCTGCGCTGTGCCTGCGTGGACGGGTGACCCCAAATGACGGCCCGCACCGAAGGCTTCGAAGAATTGGCGCTGCCTGACCTGGAGCGCCGGCAGGCCAACGCCATCCGCTACGGCACCGTGGCGGCGGTGGACTACGCCAACGCCCGGGTCAAGATCAAATCCGGCAACATCACCACGGCCTGGCTGCCGTGGGCCGCTGGCCGCGCATCAGGTGCCAAGCGCCGCTGGGACCCGCCCGAGGTGGGCGAGCAGGTGGCCGTCATCAGCCCCGGCGGCGACATGACCCAAGGCCTGGTGCTGCCCGGCGTCTACCAATCCAGTGCGGCCGCGCCCTCTGACAGCGCCGACAAAGACAGCACGGTCTACAGCGATGGGACCGTGATCGAATATGACCGGGCCTCCCACGCCCTCACGGCCGACCTGCAGGGCACCAAGCTCTATGCCGACCGCGACAAGATCGAGCTGACCATTGGCGGCACCGTGCTGACGCTGACGGCTGGCGGCACCACGCTGACCACACCCCAGCTGACCGTGGACGCGGCGCAAAGCACGTTCACAGGCGACGTCACCATCGAAGGCCTGCTGGCCTATCAAGGCGGCATGACCGGCAGCGGCGGCAGCGGTGCCAGCATCCAAGGCCCATTGGCCGTGACTGGCGGCAGCGTCACGCACAACGGCAAGAACATCGGCAGCAGCCACACCCACAGCGGCGTCGCGCCTGGTGGCGGCACAACGGGAGCGCCCACATGAACTTCACCGGCATCAACGCCGACACCGGCAAACCCATGACCGGTGCCGAACACCTCAAGCAGTCGATCACCGACATCCTGACGACGCGCATCGGCACCCGGGTCATGCGCCGCCAGTACGGCAGCCGCCTGCCCGAGCTGGTGGACAACCCCATGAGCGAAATCCTCAAGGCCGAACTGTTCGCCGAATCCGCGCAGGCCATCGCCCGCTGGGAGCCGCGTTTCCGGCTGGACCGGGTCTATCTGGAGTCAGCAAGTGCAGAAGGCCGCATTGTTATCGGCATCGAGGGTACAATCTTGATTGACAACGAACACATCACCCTCGAAGGCATCGAGATCAAGTAATGGCAGGCGCATACACCACGGTCAATCTTGCAGAACTCCAGGCACCCGACGTTGTCGAGACGCTGGAGTATGAGGCCATTCTGGCGGCCATGCTGGCTGACCTGCAGGCCCGCGACCCCGTGTTTAACGCGCTGGTCGAGTCTGACCCTGCCTACAAGATTCTGGAAATCGCGGCCTACCGCGAAATGCTGCTGCGCCAGCGCGTCAACGACGCCGCCAAGGCCGTCATGCTGGCGCTGGCTCAGGGCACCGACCTGGACCAGATCGGCGGCACCTATGGTGTCGGCCGCCTGACCATCGACCCGGGAGACCCCGCCGCAGTGCCGCCCGTGCCGCCCACCATGGAAAGCGACGCCGCCTTCCGTGAGCGCATCCTGCTCAGCCTGGAGGGCTACACCACCGCAGGCAGCGTGGGGGCCTACCAATTCCACGCGCTCAGCGCAGACGGCGACGTCAAGGACGTGGGCGTGGCCAGCCCGCCGCTGGTTCCCGGCCAGGTCAACGTGTCGGTGCTCAGCAACACCGGCGACGGCACACCCGACGCGGGCCTGATCGCCACCGTGCTGGCGGCCCTGAACGCCGAGACCGTGCGCCCGCTGTGCGACACCGTGATCGTGGAGGCCGCCGACGTGGTGGACTACGCCATCACCGCCGTGCTCAAGACCTACCCCGGCTCTGGCCAAGAGGCCGTGCTCAGCGCCGCCATCAGCGCCGCCACCAAATACGCCGCCGACATGCACCGCATGGGCCGCGACATCACGCGCAGCGGCATCTTTGCCGCCCTGCACCAGCCCGGCGTGCAAAACGTGGCGCTGTCATCGCCCGCCGCAGACATCGTGATCGGCTGGAATCAGGCCCCGTGGTGCACGGCTGTCAACGTCACGCTGGGTGGCACCGATGAGTGACCCCACACTGCTGCCCGCCAACGCGAGCCCGCAGGAGCGCGCCATTGAGGCCGCCATCGACCGCATGGCCACGCCAGACGCATCCGGCATTCGCGCCCAATGGAACCCGCAGACCTGCCCCGAAGACCTGCTGACCTGGCTGGCGTGGGCCTACAACGTGGACGAGTGGGACGCCAACTGGCCCGAGGCGGCCAAGCGCCAGACCATCGCCGACAGCATCGAGCTGCACCGCCGCAAGGGCACCGTCGACAGCATCCGGCGCGTGCTGCGCAATGCGGGCTACGGCGAGGCGCAGATTTTCGAGGGCCAATACGGCGAGCTGTACAACGGCACCTTCACGCACAACGGCTTCATCACCCACGGCGACAACACCGACTGGGCAGAATACCGCGTGGTGCTGGAGCGCCCCATGACCAACACCCAGGCCGAACAGGTGCGCCGCATCTTGCGCTACACCGCCCCGGCCCGCTGCGATCTGGTGTCGCTGATCTACACGGCAGTGCAGCACACCTACAACGGCGTCATCAACTACGACGGAACCTTCAACCACGGCACGGCATAAACATGGCAAACCTACCCGAACTCAATGAATTCACGACTGGCATCTACCAGATCGAAACCAGCGACCCCGTGCTGGGCGGCGTGGACGGCATCACCAACGTGCCGCTCAAAGCGCTGGCCAACCGCACCAAGTGGCTCAAGGCGCAAGTCGACGCGCTGAACGAAGCTGTTGGAGATGCAATCGACGCCGCCTATGTGCAGGCCGAGCTGAACAAGCTGTCCTACAAGGCCCCGGTGCTGGCAGTCACCACCACCAACATCACGCTGTCTGGCCTGCAAACCATTGACGGCGTCTCGCTGGTGGCAGGCAACCGCGTGCTGGTGCGGGCGCAAAGCACGGGCTCGCAAAACGGCATCTGGCTGGCGCAGACCAGCGCCTGGGTGCGCGCCGACGACATGAACGCCGACAGCGAGATTCAGCCCGGTGTGGCCGTTGTCGTCAGCAGCGGCAGCATCTACGCCGACACCATCTGGACGCTGAACACCGACGGCACCATAACCGTGGGCAGCACTGCCCAGACGTGGAAGTGCCTGACCGAAGACACAGCGCTGCTGGGCAACCCCACGGCCCCCACCGCCGCACAGTTTGACGACGACACCAGCATCGCCACCACGGAATTCGTGCAGCGCGCCCTGGGCAACACCGCAGGCTTTACGGGCGTCACTGCCAACACCACGCTGACAGCAGCCAACGCTGGCAAGATCATCTACGCATCGTCCACCACCGGCACGATCACACTGACCCTGCCAGGTGCCGCCGCCCTCAAGGCTGGCGCGAAGTATGAGATTTACAACACCGGCGTCAGCGATGTCGTGGTGCAGCGATCCGGCTCCGACACCATCGTGGTCAACAACACCACGAACACCGTCACGTCCATCACGCTAAAAGCGGGCGACTCCATTGAACTGGTGAACCTTGGCGCTGGCACGCTTTGGTATCACGCAGGCGGTACGGCACAGCTGGGAAATGCCACAGGAGCTCCGTTACTGGGTGTCAATCAGACTTGGCAAAACCTTACTGGAAGCAGGGCCGGGTCAACGACTTACTACAACACAACAGGAAGACCGATTGCTGTTTCGATCATGGCCAATGGAACGCAAGCCAGCGTGCAAATTTTTGTCAACGGATCAGTTGTTGCTTCTCCGCAATGGGGTGGAGCGCCAAATTCAAGCTCACAAAGCGCCTTCACGATAGTACCCCCTGGGGCCAATTATTCAGCCACCATTGGTGGTGCTCCGCTCAATTTCTGGAACGAACTTCGCTGAAGGAATATCATCATGCCGCACTACAAATCTCCTGACAATTCCCTGCACTACATTGACGATACTTCATTGGTGCACTTGCTCCCTAAAGGCTCCGTTCCGATCACAGAAGATGAAGCTGAGTATCTTCGCCCAAAGCCGAAGCCCGACCCCAAGTGGATCGGCATCGAGTTCGGCGGCGTGATGTGCAGCGCCACACGCGAAGACCAGAACGGCCTGATGGCCGTGTTGCTGGCCTTCCAGATGCAGGGCGCGGCCTTCAAGCCGACCGAGTTTCACTTTGCCAACGGCTCGAAACTGGTGCTCAGCGCACAGAACATCCAAGCGTTTACCGCCGTCTGGATGCCTTTTCGCCAAAGCTTCTTCGCTGCCGGATGACACAAACCGGCGGCGACTGGTAGAATAACCAAGCAAAACCATTTCCCTGCGAGGACTCCAAATGCCTGAAACCTTCCTGCACGGTGTCGAGGTTGTCGAAATTACCGACGGCCCGCGCCCAATTCGTACCGTTCGCTCTGGCGTCATTGGCGTCATCGGCACGGCACCCGACAGTCAGCAGGAGGTCAAGGCCACCCTGCAGACCGGCGTGGTTGCCAACAACAACGCGCTGACCGTCACCAGCAAACTGGCGGGCGAGCTGGGCAACTCCAGCAGCCTGCGCATGGTCAACCCTGGCACCAACAGCGCCGCACTGTCTGTGTCGGTGTCTGGCCGTGACGTGACCGTCAACCTGGCTACCAACGCCAGCGGCGTGATCACCACCACCGCCGCACAGGTCAAGACTGCCATCGAGTCCAACGCCAGCGCCAACGCGCTGCTTCTGGTGGCCAACACCGGGGCCAGCACCGGCGCAGGCGTGGTCACGGCACTGCGCCGCGCCGCGCTGACCGGCGGCCTCGATGACACCTTCCCACTCAACACCCCCGTGCTGGTGCCAGGCGACGCCGCCATGGCCGCCAAGCTGGGCAAGTCCGGCACACTGCCCGCCGCCATGGATGGCATCTTTGACCAGACCGGCGCTGTCGTGGTCGTGGTCCGGGTGGCCGTGGGTGTCGATGACGACGCCACCGTCAGCAACGTGATCGGCGGCGTGAACGTCGGCACCGGTGCCTACGAGGGCGTGCATGCCTTCCTGGGTAGCGAGTCCAGCAACGGCTTCTGCCCACGCATTCTGTGCGCGCCCGGCTTCACCGGTGACCGCGACGACTTCGCCAACCCCGTGGTGGCCGAAATGGTCGGCATCGCCGAGCGCCTGCGCGCCGTGGTCATTGCCGACGGCCCCAACACCACCGATGCAGCCGCCATCACCTATCGTGGCGACTGGGGCAGCAAGCGCGTCTACCTGGTGGACCCTGCCGCCAAAATCCGCAACAGCCTGGGCGAGATCATTGACGAGCCTGTCAGCGCCCGCGTCGCTGGCCTGATCGCCAAGTCCGACAACGACCGTGGCTTCTGGTGGTCGCCTTCCAACCAGGTGATCAACGGCATCATCGGCACCGGCCGCGACATCGACTTCACGCTGGGCGACGCCAACAGCCGCGCCAACCTGCTCAACGAGCAGGAAGTAGCCACCATCATCCGCCAGGACGGCTACCGCCTCTGGGGCAACCGCACCTGCAGCGATGACCCCAAGTTCGCCTTCCTGTCCGTGGTGCGCACCGCCGACATCATCAACGACAGCATCCTGCGCGCTCACATGTGGGCCGTGGACCGCAACATCACCCGCACCTACCTCGAAGACGTGGCGCAGGGCGTGAACGACTACCTGGCCCGCCTCAAGGCCCAGGGTGCCATCTTGGGCGGTATCTGCTTCCCCAGCCCCGGCCTGAACACACCCGCCAACATTGCTGACGGCAAAGTGTTCTTCGACGTGGAATTCACGCCGCCCTTCCCAGCCGAGCACATCACGTTCCGCTCGAAGCTGGTCAATGATTACATCGAGGAGATCCTGTAATGCTGCCACGTCATCTTCGCAACTTCAACATCATGATCGACGGCCTGGGCTTTGCAGGCCGGGCCGATGAAGTCACCCTACCTACGCTGTCTTTGGTCACCGAAGAACACCGCGCTGGCGGCATGGACATGCCGGTCGAAGCCGACCTGGGCATGGAAATGATGGAGCTGTCCGTGGTCATCAGCGACTACGACGAGTCCGTGATTTCCGGCTTCGGCCTGTTGGGCGCTGGTGTGCCGCTTCGCATCATGGGTGCCATCCAGCGCCAGGGCGAAGAAGCACAGTCGGTGGTCATCCGCTGCCTGGGGGGCCTCAAGTCCCGCGAGGTCGGCGCATTCGCCAACGGCGGCAAGCACACGACCACGCTGACCTACAGCCTGCGCAGCTATTCGGAGTCCATCAACGGCACCGAATACGTCAACGTGGATGCAGAAAACATGATCCGCGTCATCAACGGCGTGGACCAGCTGGCCAGCCAGCGCGCCGCCATCGGCCTGTAATCACCACACCACCACGGCGGCCCGGAGTGATGCCCGCGCCGCCTTTTTTCTGAGGACCGCAAACCATGACCACCGAAATCAAACTGGCCCACCCCGTCATCGTCGACGGCACCGAGTATGCCGTGCTGAACATGCGCCGCTGCAAGGTCAAAGACCGCCGCTTGGCCGCCAAGCAAAAGAGCGACGAAGACCGCGAAATCACGCTGATCGCCAACCTGTGCGAAGTGCCGCCCAGCGTGATCGATGAACTGGACACCGTCGATTACTCGAAACTGCAGGAGGTGCTGACGGGTTTTTTCGGCATGAATACGGCGCGCTGATGTCCATGGCCCATAACCTGGTCAGGCTGGGCTACGCCCACAGCGAGGTCATGGACATGGACGAAGACGACGTCACCGAGTGGCTGCAACACGCCAAGGCCTACAATAAGGCCACCGGAATTACTGAAAGCTGATCATGAAGGGCTCGACCGCCGCACGCATTGGCATTGAAATCGGTGCCGCATTTTCTGGCAACTTCAAGGCCGTGTTCGGTGCCGCCAATGGCGAAGTCCAAAAGATCGGTTCATCCATCAAGGCCCTGGAAGCGCGCCAGAAAGAACTTAACGCGACCATCAAGGAGCAGGAAAAGCTGGGGGCCAAGGGTTCCCCGCTCAAGGCGCTCTATTCCCAGCAGGAAATCGACGGCATCACGCGCAAGATCGCCAAGCTGCGCACCGAGCAAGAACGCCTGACAGCCGCTGGCGCTGGAATGCAGCGCGGCAAGTCCATGATGGCCAACGCCGGGCTGGCGCTGGGTGCCGTCACGGCTGCAGCGGCCACCGCTGGTGCGCCCATTGTGCAGGCCGCCAGTTTTGAATCGGCCATGCTGGGCGTGGCCAAGCAGGTCGAAGGTGCCCGCGACGAATCTGGCAAGCTGACCAACGTCTACTACGACATGGCCAAGCAGATTCAGATGCTGGGCCGTGAAATCCCCATCGCCACCAACGACCTGGCCGCCATGGTGGCAGCCGGTGCCCGCATGGGCGTGGCCAAGGACGAGCTGATCCAGTTCACCCGCACGGCATCCATGATGTCCGAGGCCTTTGAACTGCCTGCCGCAGAACTGGCCGACCAAATGGGCAAGATCGCTGGCCTGTACAAAATCCCGATCCCGGCCATTGGTGGGCTGGCCGACACCATCAACTACCTGGACGACAACGCCATCAGCAAGGGTGGCGACATCATCGACTTCATGTCGCGTGTCGGCGGCGTGGCTGGTGCCATCAAGATCACCGACAAAGAAGTGGCGGCGCTGGGCTCCACCCTGCTGACGCTGGGCGAGCGCACCGAGACTGCTGGCACGGCCACCAATGCCATGTTCCAGAAGTTCGCGGCGGCCGACAAGGGCACCAAGAAGTTCAAGGCGGCCATGAGCGAGCTCGGGCTGTCCACCGCCGAAGTGCAAAAGGGCATGCAGCAAGACTCCATGGGCACCATGCTCAAGGTGCTGGATTCTGTGGCCAAGCTGGACCCCGAGCAACGCCTGGGCGTGCTGACTGAACTGGTGGGGCTGGAGCACAGCGACACCCTGGCCAAGCTGGCAGGCAACACCGGCGAATTGCGCAAGCAGCTGGCGATGGCCAACAGTGAAATGGCCAAGGGCAGCATGCAGAAAGAATTTGCGGCGCGGCTGGAGACCACCAACGCGCAGTGGGAAATGATGAAGAACCGCGTCACCGAGGTGAGCGTCAATCTGGGTTCTGTCCTGCTGCCCGCCGTCAATCAGGTCATGGGGGCCATTGGCTCAGTCACGTCAGGCATTGCCGAATTCGTGACCGAAAACAAAACGCTGGTGGGCAACATTATCACGGTGGTGGGTACGCTGGGCGGCCTGTTCGCGGCCACCAAGATCGCGGCCCTGGGCATCGGTGCCATCACGTTCGCCTTCCATGCGCTCAAGTTGGCCATGATGACCAACCCCATCGGCCTAGCGCTGACAGCATTGACCGTGGCTGGCGTCCTGCTCTGGAAGAACTGGGACGCCATCAAGGACGGCATGGTCGCCATCTGGAACACGGTGCGCGACACCGCCATCGCGGCCTTCGACGCCATCAAGTCGTCGGTCGGTGCCGTCATCGACTGGCTGGCCGAAAAAACCGCGTGGATTTTCCAGACGGTGGACAAGGTCAAGGCTGCTGCCAACAGCATCGGCGACGGCATCGGCGGCGCGTGGAGTGGGGCCAAGAACTTGGTCGGCCTGGGGCCAGACACCCCAGCCGCAGGGGCAACGGCAGCCGCTGCAGGCGTGGCAGCAGTGCCCGCCAGTGGCGGCAACTCAGCCACGGCCAACACCAGCATCAACGCGCCGATCACCATCAACGGGGCCACCGACCCGGCTGCCACGGCCAAGGCTGTGAAGGCCGAGTTGGACAAGCGCGAGCGCGAGCAGGGTGCGGCGCGCCGGGCGATGATGACCGATAAAATGGGATACTGATCATGCGCACTTACATGGCCCGGCTGGGCGACTTCCAATTCGGCATGGACACTGCCGCCTTCAACGAGCTCAAGCGCGCCAGCGCCTGGCGTTGGGAGGCCAAGAACCGCATCGGCCGCCATCCGGCCATGCAGAACACCGGGCGCGATGCCGACACCATCACGCTGTCGGGCACCATTTACCCGCACTGGCGTGGTGGCTTGGGCCAGATGGCCGCCCTGCGCGCCATGGGCGACACGGGCGAGGCACAGCCGCTGGTCTATGCATTCGAGAACAACGGCCAGTATTGCGGCCTGTGGTGCATCACGGCCATCGATGAAACCCGCACCGTGCTGTTCGACAACGGCGGGGCTCGCAAGATCGACTTCAACCTGTCGCTGCGCGAATACGGCGAAGACAGTGACTTGCTGGCGCAGGTCACGCCAGTGCTGGAAGCCCTCGAAGACCAGGTCGATGCAGACGCCACCGTAGAGCAGGCCGAAGATATGGAGGCCGAGGTGGAGGCCATTGAAACCGAGGTCGAAGCCGTGGCCGCCGCACCCTCTGTGGTAGACACCATCACATCGGTGACGGCATCGATCAGCGACGGCATTTCCAAGGTCATGAACAGCGACGCCGTGAAGCTGGCCAAGACAGCCGTGAGCACGGTCAACGAGCTCAAGACACGCGCCGACGCCATGGTCAACGGGGCCAAGGGACTCAAGGCAGCGCTGAACAACCCCAGCCAACTGCCTGCCGCGCTCAGCAGCATGGGCACGGTCGCCGGTGCCGCCACCGAGGCCATGACCAAGGCAGCGACAGGCCTGGGCCTGACGGCTGGCAAATACGGCGGCTCCGGCCCGGCCACGCTCTACTCCAAGCAAATCGGCTCAGCCGTGGGCGTGGTCAACAAACTGGCGTCGGCCAGTGACTCGATCAAATCCACCGCCAACAAACTCGGGAGCCTGGTGTAATGCCCGCCGCCACCTACCTCGCCAGCCAAGGCGACACGCTCGATTACATCTGCTGGAAGTTTTACGGCCAGCAGTCCGGGGCCGTGGAGGCCGTGCTGGCCGCCAATCAGGGCCTGGCCGACCTGGGCACTATCCTGCCCATCAACACCCGCATCATCCTGCCCGAGCTGTCCAAGCCAGCGCAGGAGGTGCAGCCGATCCGCCTTTGGAGCTGACCGGTGCAAATCGCCTACAAGATCACAGCCGACGGCAGCAACATCACCGACCTGGTGGCCGATCGCCTGCTGGCCTGCGACATCACCGACCAGGCGGGCGTCAAGTCCGACCGCCTCACCCTCACGATTGACGACCGCGACCAGCGGCTGGAGATACCCGAAACCGGGGCCGAGCTGCAGGTGTGGCTGGGCTACGTTGGCGAGGTGCTGGTCAACATGGGCAAGTTCACCGTCGATGAAGTCGAGGTGCGCGGCCCGGCCCGCGAGATGACCATCCGCGCCAACGCCGCCGACATGACGGGCGAGATCAAGTCACCCAAGGAGCGCAGCTGGGACGGCGTGAGCCTGGGCGACGTCGTGCGCAAAATCGCCAGCGAGCATCGCCTGACGCCAGCGATCAGCCAAGAACTGGCGGCGATACAGTTGGGCCACGTTGACCAGACCGAGAGTGACATGCAGCTGCTCACGCGCCTGTGCTCCGATCAGGGCGCGACCTGCAAGGTGGCAGACGGCCGCCTGGTGGTGGCCAAGCGCGCATCGGGCAAGTCCACAGGGGGCAGCGACCTGCCCGTGGCCGCCATCGATGCGGGCGACTGCTCAGACTGGTCTGCCAACATCGCCGAGCGGGGCCGCTTCAAGACCGTGATCGCGCAGTGGCACGACCTGAAAACCGGCAAGCGCAGCGAGGAGCGCGCAGGAAGCGGTAAGCCAGCCATTACGCTCAAGCACACCTACCAAAGTAAGGACGCCGCCAAACGCGCCGCCAAGAGCAAGATCGAGGCGATGAATCGTGGCGGCTCCAAAATACAAATCAGCGGCCTGGTGGGTGACCCCACAATGAGCGCCGAGCTTGAAGCCGAACTGTCGGGTTTTCGCGACGGTCTCGATGGCGACGGCTGGGTCATCAACAGCGTCACGCACAGTTTCACCAGCAGCGGATACACCTGCAATCTGGAGATCGAACAGAAGGAATAGCGAATGCCCCCGACCACGGCGGGGCTGGCGTGATGCGCCAGGGTCATCAGCGCGGCGGTCACCGGCCCGCGTTCGTGGAGTCGGTGACATTTATTTACAACTGCATAAAAGCGGCGCGCCAGTGTAGAATCCATCGGAATACAATTTTGAGGCGTATCGATGGAGCCAGCAACAACAACAGCGAGCGGATTTGCCTTGTCAAAAATCTACTATGCACTTAGCTCGCTATTCATGGCGACGGTCGTTTTGTTTTTGCGCAAGCACCCCACGCTGAAAAATTACAGCCGCACGGCCACTGCAGCCATTGTGGGCGGCACATCGGTCGGCGCAAGCATCGTCTTCGGTGGGTCTTTGGCGGTGTGGCTGGGCATGAAGCCAGACGATGCCAACACCGCCATGGCGTTGGGCGGCGCAATCGGCCTGGTGTCTTTCACAGTCATCCAGGCCGTGGTCCGATTCCTCGACAAGATGGAAGACAAGGACATCATTGAAGTCGCTGGCGAGGTCAAAGCCGCAGTCACCACGCTCCGGTCACCAGCACCACCCAAAGCCCAGCCCAAAGCACCGGCCAAGAAGCGCGCACCGCGCAAGACGCCAGCTAAAAGAAAGGCCGCCCCATGACAGACATGCAGGTCGCTTTCTGGCTGATCGTCATTGGCGCACTTGGCATGTCGTCCGTTTTCGTGGCCGTGTTTATCCTGTTTCCTTCGGCCACCGACTGGCACTGGATGCTCAAGACAAGCATCGCGTTTTCTGTGTGCGGACTGGTAGTGCAGTGCGTGCGCACGCTGCATTACCTTCAATTCGGCTTTTACCCACCAGACGAATATTTCCCGAGCTGGGCCACCAAAGACATTGGGATCAGCATGCAGATTTATTACTTCACATTCATTCACCCCAAACTCCAACCTCATGAAAATCTCAATCATCGATAACCCGGGTCAAGTCTTAGCCCGTGCGTGGAGTGTCTGGCTGGCCGTTTTGGCTGCATTGCTGGCCGCCCTGGATGCCTTCGGCCCCGAGTTGCTGGCCGCCCTGCCTGGCGTCGACGCCGTGCTGGGCACCGGCTGGGGAAGTAAAGCCGCCGCCCTGCTGGCCGCACTGGTGCCGCTGGCCCGCATCGTTCGCCAGGTGTCGCTGGCACCACAAACAGAGGCTGAAAAATGATTGTCCTGAGCGCCGCGCAGCTGCAGAAGGCCACCGGCTGCACACCAGCCCGCGCCGAGCTGTTCCTGCCGTTCCTGCAGGGCGCGATGAAAGCCTACGACATCACCAGCCCCCAACGTGTGGCGGGCTTCCTGAGCCAGATTTCGCACGAATCCGGGCGGCTGGAGACGCTGGAGGAAGGCCTGAACTACAGCGTCGATTCCCTGCTGCTCATGTTCGGCAGGCACCGCATCAGCGAGGCAGACGCCCGCCGTTATGGCCGCAGCGCCACGCAGAAGGCCAACCAGGAAGCCATCGCCAACTGCCTCTACGGCGGCGAGTGGGGCCGCAAGAACCTGGGCAACACACAGCCTGGTGACGGCTGGCGCTACCGTGGGCGAGGCCTCAAGCAGCTGACCGGGCGCGCCAACTACGCCGCCTGTGGCAAGGCCATCGGCGAGGACTTCGTGGCGCACCCCGATCGCCTGCTGATGCCCGTCAACGCCGCCCTGAGCGCTGGATGGTTCTGGGGCACCAACGGCCTCAACCCGCTGGCCGACCGTGGCGACGTGCCCGCGATGACCAAGCGCATCAACGGCGGCGACATCGGCCTCAAGGAGCGCACGGCGCTCTACGGCCAGGCCATTCAGGTGCTGGCATGATGACCCGAGCCCTTGCAGCCGCACTGGCCGCCGCCTTGCTGCTGGCAGGCTGGCAGACCTACCGGCTGGAGCGCGAGCGCACAGCCCACGCCAAAGCCGTGGCAGCCCACGCCCTGCAGATTGGCAGCCTGGAGGCCGCAGCCCGCGAAGCCGAAGCCGCCGCCAGAACCGAAGAACAACGCCGCACCGCAGAGGTGCAGAAAGCCGCCGATGAAGCCCACCAAGCCATGGACCGCGCCCGCGCTGATGCTGCTGCTGCCGCTGATGCTGGTAACCGGTTGCGCCAGCACATTGCCACCCTCACCACCGCCTGCCGTGGCGGCCCCGGCCATGCCACCGCTGCCGGCGCAGGCACGCCAGCCCGAGCCACCGCCGATCTGCTTGCCGACGTGCAGCGCAGGCTTGATGAGGCTACGGACGGAATTGCTCAATTCGCTGACAGCGCCCACACCGCAGGCCGCGCCTGCCAGCAAAGCTACAGCGCAGTGAAACGCTGACCAGTTTTCTCCAAGGTTGAAAAACCTTTTGCCCCGGCCTCACCGCCGGGGCTTTTTTTCGTGGTACTATTCACGCCGTCACGAAAGCGGATGCTGTGATGACGCTGGTCCCATAGGCCAGAAGGTCGGCAGACGCAGCGATTAGGACAGGCTGGGGGTTCCCGGCTGGTGCTGGTGAAAGCCCAGACGACCACCCGGGTGCAAGGCCTGGGGCCATCATGAAGGTGGATTGAGATGTAGGCCACATCACTGGCGCTGTTAGCACTGAACCCGCGACAGCAGCAACACAGCCGGGGTGATCCCGGCGGGCCACAGTCCACCCCCATGATGGTGAATGCGCAGGCTGATGCGCGAAAGACCTGTTGATCGGTGAAACCCTAGGCAACACCAAGCCGGAGATCAGCACCGGCCACCATCACCCCGCACGCAAGTGCCCGCGCTTTCCTCCCTGGCGCGGCTGCGCAAGCAGTTTCACCCCGGCCCAGCGCCGGGGTTTTTCTTCCAGCCCGCATACTTGTCGCCGCGCTGCCTGATGTGGGTGTAGCGCTTCAAGCTCTGCCAGCTGCGATGCCCACTCACTGCCGCCACGTGTGGGATGCTCCAGCCCATTTCAAACAGGCGGCTGATGCCGTCGTGCCGCAGGTCGTGGAAGTGCAGGCCGTCAATCCCCAGCATCTTGCAGGCCCGCGTGAATGACGCGCTGATGGCGTCCGTGCTGGCCGGGAATATGCGCGGGTCCGTGCGCGGCTGGCGCTGGATCACGGCCATGGCCTCTGGCGGCAAATCAAGCCACTGGTCGTTACCGATCTTTTCGCCAGGGTGCTTCATGTCGCGCACCAGCACGCGGCCATGCTCAGCGTCCAGGTCGGCCCACGTGATGCGCGTGATTTCTTCCTGCCGCCGGGTGCTGAACATCGCGAACAGCACGATGTCGGCCATGTGGTTGCTGTCAGAGCGCCGCGCACGGCTGGCCTCAAAGTGCGCCAGCAGCCGGTCGAGTTCATCCAGCGTGGGCCGCCTGTCGCGCTCCCGGCTCTTGCTGGTGACGCCCAGGCGCTTGGCTACCAGCATGGCGTCACGCATGGCCTGCTGATCCAGCGGGTAGCCCCAGGCAGGGCGGGCGATGGCGAACACTGACCCCATGTGGCTGAGGTAGTTCTGCACCGTCTGAGGTTTGCGGCCACCGTCATGCAGCCGCCTAGCGAACGCCAGCACGTCGGCGCTGGCCAGCGCGCTGCACCGCTTGGCGCTGATCTTGTCGGCCATAATGGCGCGCAGCACCTGCGCCTTGGTACGGCCCATCTGGCGCAGTGATTCGCCGATGTACCGCTCAATGACTTCGGCCAGCGTTGGGTCGTTGACCGGTGGCAGCTTGTCGGGCAAGTCGCCGCTGGTCAGTTCATCCTCGCGCCTGGCGATCCACCCCGCAGCCTCGCGGCGGGCCTGGAATGTGCGGTTCTCGCGGTGCAGGATGCGCCCCGCTTCTTTGATGACGATCTGCGCCAGATAGGCCGTGCGGCCGTCCTTGCGCTTGCGCGGGATGATGCTACCCATTGCCTGTCTCCGGTACAACATGCGGTCCAATCAGTGCGATTTGTTGTACCAGCACCCCGAAAACGGTTCAACATCGGCGCTCAGGACTGCAAAACGAGTTTCAGGTAGAGGGTAAATAGCTGTGCAGATGCAAGCGGTTAGCAGGCCAAATGACAAATGGCGATTCAATACCGCGCCGATGATGGACTGGACAGGTTTTCGCTGTAAGTGGCTGCAGCGCCTCAACATTTTTCAGGCGCGGCAGCCATGTTGTATTTTCCTGTTGTACGCCGTGTTGTACCGATCAGGCCGCCTCTGGCATCCCGATCACTGCCAGCGCGATCATGGCGATGGCCCGCACCTTCACCGGCAGATTGTCGTTGGCCGGTGACAGCCGCCGCAACTCCATCATCCAGGCGATGGCATTCTGGGCAAACAGCGGGCACTTGCAGCCGCGCCGCCAGTTGCGCCAGGTCTGCCGGGTCACGCCAATGGCCTGCGCCATCTTGCCGTCCGACAGGCCCAACTCTTTCTGAATGGCAACTATTTCCTCTGGTGTCATTTGATGCCCCCGGTAAAGGCCCATCGTTGTGAGCCAATACCGGGGTTAACGATCACCCTGATTCAGGTCCATCGCAGAAGGGTTCAATTTGGACGCCTGGTGGCACATGGCGCTAATCATTTCCATGAGCTTGGCGACGCCTGAAACCACTTTGGGGTCGTCCATGTCTTCGAAGACAAAGCACACCCGAGACCCCGTTTTGACTGTCGCCAGCCTGCGATGTTTTGCCACAATCTTGAGCTTGCGGATGACGGTCGGGCGCGGATAGCCCAGATAGTGCCCGATGTCGGTGGCCGTCATGGGCTTGCCGTCTGCCATGCCGATGACGATGGCCGCTGAGATCAGCGATTCCTCGATGGTGGCGCTCAGACTGGTGGTGCCGAAGTGCAGGCGGCCAAATTCGCGCATGATTTCAATGATCTGCTGCGATGCAAACCCTCTGTTGGCGATGGACGTCGAAGGCGCAGGCGGCTTCATCTCTGGATTCACCAATGAAAAATGCCGCCAGGAGTGGCGGCATTGGGTGAGTCAATATGACACAGCTTTGACCAGAGCGTGAGCCTGTTTGTGGTGGGCTGGGCATAGCCACACCACATCAAGCGGCCGGTCATAGTCCGGGTGGTGTGCCTCGGGTTTTGAGCAGCACTCAGGCATGGCGCAGACCGGCCAAGGGGTAACACGTCCATCGCGCACAGCGTTTCCAAGAATCACTTGAGCAGCCCTGCGAACCTTGTTTTCGGACTTCCATTTTTCAACGGCCTTGGCGTGGGCCGCTTTGCCGTCTGGAGTTTTAATGTACTCCTTTTGACGGGCCGATCTAACTGTCTTTTCGCGCTGGTAGCGCTCGGCGTCACGAGCTTTCAGGCATTCTTTGCAAGCTGATGTGAAGCCATCATGGCTTGCTTTTCGCGCCTGAAAGTTCGTCAGCGGCTGCATAGTTTTGCAAGTGCTGCATTGTTTCATTTGAGCTCCTTTGTAGAGCTCAAATTATACAATGGAATATATCTCAAAATGGGATATCTGAATCATCATCATCAAACCCACCCGGCGCTGGCCGTGCTGCAGGCGCTGGCCGTGGCGCTGGTGCGGCCGCTGCCGGGGCCTGGCGCTGCTCTGGTGCCGCGCCGCCGGTGTCGCGGCTGCCCAGCATTTGCATGGTGTCGCCCTTGATCTCGGTGGCGTATTTTTCGACGCCGTCCTTGTCGGTGTATTTGCGCGTGCGCAGGCTGCCCTCGATGTAAACCTGGCTGCCTTTTTTCAGGTACTGGCCCGCGATTTCGGCGGTCTTGCCGAAGAAGCTGATGCGGTGCCACTCGGTGGCCTCTTTCATTTCGCCGGTCTGCTTGTCCTTCCAGCGGTCGGTGGTGGCCACGGCAATGTTGGCCACGGCGTCACCGCTTGGCAGGTGGCGCACTTCCGGGTCGCGCCCCAGGTTGCCCACGATGATGACTTTATTCACTGATGCCATGATGCTCTTTCAGGTTATGCCAGGCCCTGTGCCCGGCGGATTTTTTGTTCTCGATCCCAGTCCTTGCGGCAGTCGGTCGAGCAGAAATGTTCGGCGGTTTCCTCGCCGCAGTACAGGCACTGGCCCGTCACTGGTGGCAGCCCGTCCGATCGGGTTTGCTTGGCGCGCAATTCGGCCTCGGCCTCCATGCGGTCTTGGGTCATGTCGGCTTCGTCGGCCATGGTCAGGCGGCCAGTCGGTAGGCGATGACGTCGGAGTCTTCCCGGTCGTGCTGCCACATCAATAGGCCAGCCATGCCGGTAAAGTCGTTGAACGTGCCCTCCGGTCCCTTTCGCAAGCGGTAGCGGACCTTTGTTTTTGGCGGAACCGGGCACTCGCCGCCATTCCAAGTAATCCAGCCGTCATCGCCGGCCTGCAGCAGTGCGCGTGGTACGCATGGCTTGTTGCAAATATCGGGCATGCCGCAGCATTTCTCGACCGTGGGCGGCGGGTCGCCAGCGGTGCCCGTGACCTCCATAACTTCCTCGCCCTGGGCTTCGCGGGCGATCACGGCCCCAGCCAGGTACACGATGGCCCCCAGCAGTTCGTTGACGCCACGATCCAGTGGCAGGCGCTGGCTTTCCTCTGATTTCTTGAAGGCCTGAAAAAGCAGGGAGCCGACGCCGAACTTGCGGGCTCCGATCTGCATGACCTGTTCGTGGAAGGGTTCGCCCTGGGCGTGGCGGTCTTTGCCTTTGCCCTTGGCCGCCTGGTCAAATGCGCGCTGCAGCACATCGGCCAGCTTTTCGTATCCGGGTTCGTTCATTGGGTTCATGTCATACCCCAGCCCGTTGCCGGGCCGGGTCTCGTTGTTGATCAGAACACGCCGCCGTCATCGGCGGGTGCAGGGGTGGATTGTGCCTGAGCTTCTGGCGCAGGGGCTTGGGCGGCTTGGGCCGGTGCATCGGCGGGCTGCTGGGCAGCTGCAGCGGCCGCAGCGTTCAGGCTGTTGAATGCGCTGTTGTCTGGCGCACCAGCCTGAGTGGCGGCAGCGCGCTCGGCATCGTAGGCGGTGGCGCTGGCGGCGCACTGGTCGCGAAATGCCGTGCCCAGCTGTTTGCGCACGGCTGGGGCCAGTTCATTCCATGCTGTCTTGAAGGCGTCCAGACCCCGCTCGCAGGTGTTGAGCATCTTGCCACGTGCAGCCTCGACGGCCGGGTCCACCTTTACGGCACCGTCCACCCAGTCACGCAGGGCCTTGCCGTCTTGGGCGCTGATGTAGCCCTGACCACGGCCCATGATGGCCTGCAGCTCAGCTGGGCATTTCAGCACGTCCTGGCGCTTGCCTTGGTCGTGCATGAGCAGCGAGACGGTGGCCTCGAAGCTGAAATTCTTTTCCTGAATGGGCTGGATGCCCAGCGGGCGCGGGTTCTTGGGGTCGCTGAAATCGACCTTCTCGCGGGCGCGGGTGCAGGCGATGATGTGCGCCTGGCTCTGCAGCATGTAGGTCATGAAGCGTTTGTGTTCGGCCTTGGCGCGCTTCCAGTCCGGGAAACGGGTCTGGTTGGCGATCCACTCGCAGCCGCCCTCGGATTCCCATTCGTGGGTGACCGAGTCGATCACGATGACTTCGGCACCAGCCTTGCACGCGGCCTCGATCGCCTCGATGTACCGGGCCGGGCTGAATGGCGCATAGAAGTCGATGATGTTGAACGGCTGGGGCAGGGCGTTGGCGTACAGGCTGCCGCGGCGGTTCTCGGTGTCGATCAGCACGATCTTGCTGGCGTCGCCGCCAGTCATGCCATAGGCCAGCTGCAGGGCGCTGTAGGTTTTGCCGCTGCCGGACACGCCGGACAGCTGAATGAGCAGGCGCGCACCTTGGCGCTCTGCTTTGCGGACTTGGAAAGTCATGGGTTTTACTCCTTTGGTGGTTGAAAAAAATTATGCGGCGACTTCATCGCTGATCTGCTTGATCGCCCAGCCAGGCAACTCCAGCGGGTTGACGTGCAGCGGGTAGCCGGGCCAGACGCCAGTGGCCAGGCACTGGGCGAACACGCGCAGCAGGCGGCGGTACTTCTTGCGGCCAAACTGCACCAGGTCAGAGGGCGCGCTGTAGTAGGCCGTGGCGAATGGCGCGTCACGTTCTTGGCTGAGCCACGCGAACACCGGCGGCTCTGGTGTCCGGTAGTGGTGCTGGAAGCCGTCGCTGTAGAACGCCGCCTGGAAGTACATCTCGCTGTTCCAGGCATTGCGGGCAAATCCCACTGGCGAGCTGTCGTCGTTGGACTTGCCGTCGATGATCAGGCCATTGGGAAACATCGGGCAGGGCGGCACGTGGTAGTCGGGCCGGATGCGGCAGGGTGCGCCGGTCTCGGGGTCGATCCAGAAAATCGAGGCCTCGGCCATGCCACCGGGCAGGCCCATGATCACCTTGGTGACGGGGTGGGCGCGGGCGGCTTCGGCCATGGACTTCACGGCCTGGAGGTCGTCGGCTGACAGCAGGGTTTTGCCCAGCAGGTCGGGCACCAGGGCGGTGACTTCGGCCAGCTTCGATTCCTCGATGCCGGTCTTGCCGTCGGCCGCCAGTTCGGCCAGCAGGGCCTTGCCTTCCTTGGTGGTCTTGCTCAGACCGTCGGGGATGGCGGTGTACTTCGCCTGGAAGGCCTCGAAGTCTTCCAGCGCTTCGGCCAGCAGCTTGGCCACCGTGCTGGCGGCTGAAATGTCGGGCTTGGCCGCATACTCGCCGTCGAACAGGTGCGGCTCGAAAATGCCAGTGTGCCAGGCCGTGCCCATGACCATCACGCGGCTGGGGTCGCGGCGCTCACGGTCAGGGTTCATCGAGCTGGCGTGCCAGAAGTGCAGCGGGCTGCGCTCCAGTAGCTTGAAGCCACTGCTGCCGATGTGGGGCAGCGAGTGGTATTCGCCGTTGGGCATGCCCGGCTGCATGCCCTGTAAATAGTTGTCGTTCATGGTGCTCCTTTTGGGTGGTTGAAGTAAAGCGGGGTGAAGCATAGCATAATTATTTGCATGGTGGCGCATCGTGTGAAAATTTGTTGTATAGTGACGCCTGTTCATTTGAAACACGGAAAGGATTTACATGAAACACGCTTACATCAACATCCGGGTGCCCGCCGAGCTGGCGCAGGCCCTGGACCGACTGGCGGAGGCCGAGGCCAAGCGCACAGGCCTGAATGTCACACGCTCCGAGCTCATACGGCGAGCCATCAACGAGGATTTGGCGAAGCGGGCACCGGAGGAAAAGAAGGGCGGTGCCAAATGAGCGCGCAACCCGAAGCCCTGCGACTGGCCGATGCGGCCGACGATGCTGACCTTTGGCAAACAGCCGCCGAGCTGCGCCGCCTGCACGCTGAAAATGAGTCGCTGAAAGCAACCCAATACGGAAGCGGCAGGATGCAAGCGCTGCGCGTTCAGCGCGACCAGCTGCTGGAGGCTTTGAGTCTGGCAAACCTGCTGCTGTCTGGTGCGAACATGAACCGGGCCGTGGTCGAGAAAAAAGTGCTCGCCGCCATCGCCGCCTGCCAGCCACAGCCCACAGTGGCCCACCTGCCCGCCGATGACACGGAAGGCGGTGCAGCATGACCCAATCCCGCCGCATGTCCCTGATTGAAACCTGCGCCAGCATCGCCATCGGCTTCGTGGTGTCGGTCATCATCACTGAGCTGGTGATGCCCGCCTACGGCCACCAGGTCACGCTGGCCGACAACATCCAGATCACGCTGATCTTCACCGTGGCCAGCATCGTGCGCGGATATGTCGTGCGGCGGCTGTTCGTTCGCTGGGGTCGTGGATGATCCACTATCACGGCCTGCCGATCACTCCGGCGACTGCTGCCGCCAAGGTGCTGACGGGTCGGCATGCGTTCGTGTCCTTCGCGCACCGTGACCAACTCGCCATTGCCGTGGAGGTCTGCCAGTCGTTTGCATTGGACAACGGGGCTTTCAGCGCCTGGCGCAGCGGGCAGCCGGTGAGTGACTGGCAGCCGTTCTACGGCTGGGTGGAAAGCCTCAAGCGCTCGCCCGGGTTCGACTTCGCTGTTGCCCCTGACGTCATCGATGGCGACGAAGCCGCAAACGATGCGCTGCTGGCGCAGTGGCCGCACGAACCCAGCCTGTCGGCCCCGGTCTGGCACATGCACGAAAGTGTCGAGCGCCTGCAGCGACTGGCCACCAGCTGGCCCCGCGTGTGCATCGGCAGCAGCGGTGACTTTGCCCAGATCGGCACGTCTGCCTGGTGGAACCGCATGGCTATGGCCATGAACGCAATCTGTGACAGCCGAGGGCACCCAGCCTGCAAGTTGCATGGGCTTCGGATGCTCAACCCGGAGGTCTTCACCAGGCTACCGTTTGCCAGCGCCGACAGCACCAACATCGGCCAGAACATCGGCATCGACCAGGCTTGGCGCGGGACTTACCAGCCGCCGGACAAGGACTGGCGGGCCACCGTCATGGCTGCACGCATCGAGGCGCACAACTCTGCGCCGTCTTGGAATTTTCAACCAACACAGGAGAATCTATGTTTTCAATAATTGCCTACATCGCGGCCATCACCGCAGCAAACCTGTCTATTGCAGCCTTCGGGCCATGGGTTTCACCTATCAATGCTTTCCTGCTGATCGGCCTTGACCTTGCCCTGCGCGATCACCTGCACGACCGATGGCGAGGCCCGTGGCTGTGGCCTCGCATGCTGGCGCTGATCGCCGTGGCTGGGTTGGCGTCATACGTGCTGAACCCGGCGGCTGGCAGGATCGCGCTTGCGTCGATGGCTTCGTTCTGCATCGCCGGTTTGGTCGATGCGATTGCCTACCATGCCCTGCGCAAACGCCCGTACCTGCAGCGCTCCAACGGCAGCAACGCGGCTGGTGCACTGGCCGACTCGCTGATCTTTCCCGCGCTCGCGTTTGGCGTCTGGCTGCCTGCCATCGTGGCCCTGCAGTTCGCCGCAAAGACCATCGGTGGATCGGTCTGGGCTTACGCGATCTGGAAGTGGGGGCGGGGATGAAACCCATCTGCACCGTCTGCGGCCGTCGCACCACGCCATTCGCGATGCTGGGCACCGAGCCGATCGGCCCGAAGTGCGCGGCCAAGATGGGCCTGACGCCCGGCAAGGTCGGCAAGTCCAGCCGCGTGCGATTTACGAAACTCAAGCCCCAGCGGCGGCCAGCAGGTCCAGAGACTGGGGATTTATTTGAAGGAATGGAATGAACACAAGCAAACAAATATTGGACGCCTGCTGTGGCAGTCGAATGATGTGGTTCGACCGCCAGAACCCAGATGTAACCTTTGGGGACCGCCGCAGCGAAACCCTGACCGTGACCGACAACAGCCGGGGCAACGCATCCGGCACCCGCACGATCCGCATTGAGCCCGACACCTTGATGGATTTTCGGGCCATGCCATTTGCCGATGGCACCTTCAAGCTGGTGGCGTTTGATCCGCCCCACTTGGTGCAGGCTGGCCCAAAATCGTGGCTTGCAGCCAAATACGGAAAACTCAGCGACGACTGGCGCGAAGACCTGCGCAAGGGCTTTTCCGAGTGTTTTCGCGTTCTGGCCAGCGATGGTGTGCTGGTGTTCAAGTGGAACGAAACGCAGGTGAAGCTGCGGGAAGTCTTGGCACTGACACCGCACCAGCCGCTGTTTGGAAACACCAGCGGCAAAAAGGCGGGCACACACTGGATGGTGTTTATGAAGCCCGCCAACGACAACCAGCCCCGCGCCGCTGACCTGTTCGGGGGTGCGGCATGACTATTCACCTACGCGACTATCAGCAAAAACTCGCCGACGACGTGCGGCTGTCCTACCGCATGGGCTACCGCTGCCCGCTGGTGGTGGCCAGCACTGGCGCGGGCAAAACGATCCTGTTCAGCTACATCACCCACGGCGCGGCCCAGCGGGGCAACCCGGTGCTGATCGCTGCCCACCGCAAGGAAATCATTCGCCAGATCAGCCTGAGCCTGGCGCGCTTCGGGGTGGAGCACCAGGTGATCGCGGCACCGTCTGCCGTGCGGGCCATCAAGGTGGCGCACTTCAAGGCGTTCGGGCGCAGCTTCGTCAGCGCCAGCAGCACCACCATGGTGGGCAGCGTGCAGACCATCGTGGGGCGATTCGACATCATCGATGCCACGCTGGCCCGGGTGGCCGCCAAGACCGGCAAGCCTGCTCGCCTGCTGGTGGTCATGGACGAAGGCCACCACGTCGTGGCCGACACGCAGTGGGGCAAGGTCATGGACCGCTACTGTGGCGACGCTGGGGGCTTGGGCCTGATCGTGACCGCCAGCCCCGAGCGACTGGACGGGCGCGGCCTGGGCGCTGGCCACGGCGGCTATGCCGACCACATGATCGAGGGCCCGCCCATGTCGTGGCTGATCGAAAACGGGTTCTTGTCGCCCTATCGCATCTTCACGGCGGCCCAGCAGATTGACCTGGCGGGCGTGCGCACCCGCATGGGCGACTACGTGGCGTCAGACCTGCAGGAGCGTGTCGACAAACCGACAGTGACCGGCGACGCCATCGCGCACTACCGCCGCCACGCCAACGGCATGCGGGCCGTGGTGTTCTGCGTCAGCATCAGCCACAGCCAGCACGTGGCCGCCGAGTTTCTGGCGGCTGGCATCCCGTCTGCCCACATCGACGGTGCCACGGACGACGCGGCGCGTGACCAGTCCATCACGGACTTTGCCGACGGCAAGGTGCAGGTGCTCACGCAGGTCAACCTGGTGAGCGAGGGGTTCGACCTGGGCAGCATCGCCCAGAAGGACGTGACCATCGACTGCATCATCGACCTGGCCCCCACGGCATCGCTGGTCAACGCCATGCAGCGCTGGGGCCGCGCACTGCGCCCCGGCCCGGGCAAGACCGCCATCTTGCTGGACCACGCGGGCAACGTGCTGCGCCACGGCCTGCCCGACGAAGAACGCCAGTGGTCGCTGGAGGGCCGCAAGAAGACCCGCCGAAAAGCCGACAACGACAACGAGCCGGATGTCAAAATCTCGACATGCACGCAATGCTTCGCGGTACATGCCCCAGCGCCCGAGTGCCCGGCATGCGGCCACGTCTACCCGATCAAAGAGCGCAAGGTGGAGCAGCAAGACGGCGACCTGCAGGAGCTCACCGACGAGGCCATGGAGGCGCTGCGTCGCCAGAAGCGCATCGCCCAGGGCCAGGCCCAGAGCGTCGAGGCACTGGTGGCGCAAGGCGTGAGCCGGTTTCGCGCCGTCAAGATCATCGAGGCCCGCGAAGCAAAGCAGGCGCTGATTGGCGAGATCGTGGACGCCCTGCAAGCCAGCCAGCAGCGCACCGGCATGGGCCCATATCAGACGTGCGGGCACACGCTGGCCGACATTCGCCGCATGAAGCCCAAAGAACTGAAAGAGCTGCAGGCCAAGCTGCCATCGCTGATGACTGTGGCGGCATAGGGTAAACACTGAATAAATATTTACAGCGGCAACAAAAAAGCCGCTACAATCTTCACACCGTCAACACTTAAACCAAGGAGTTATTTCATGAAACCCTCAAACCTCACCACCCCGCGCCAGCTGTCTGACTGCTGGTTCCCCACCGGCTTCGCCACCACCCGGTCGATGGCCTACCGCCCAGAATCTTGGGAGGAGTGGGCGGGCTACGCACTGGCGTTCGTCATCGGCTTCGCGTTGGCCGCCTTCCTGTTCTTCGGCTGGAGCGCATGATGGCCAAGACAAAATTCGCGGGCAGCAAAAACCCCTTCACTGGCGAGTCCAAGCTCAAGCGCGTCGACGCCGACCTGATCAGCATCACCAACGACCCGATGCCCGAGCGCCGCGTGCGCGACAGCAAATATGACCACCTGTTTGCCAGCCTCAAGCCGGGCCAGTCGCTGCGCGTGCCCAGCGCTTCGGTGAGCAGCGTTTCTCAGGGCGTGCGCAAGTGGCTGGAGAAAAACGGCACGGACTCCGTGGGCCGCGTCAAGGCCGCCGTCAATTACCCCGGCGACGCAGGCTTCGGCCGCATCTGGCTGGTGGAGCCCGGAAAGACTGGGGGCCGCAAGTGAACTGCTGCGACGACTTCGGGCGGTGCACACGTGGCCCCGGCTGCCCAGCTGGCGAACCCTGCCCGCACTGCCGTGGCCTGGGCTACGACGCCAGCGGCTACACCTGCACCTGCGTCAAGCCTGCCGAGGTGGCCAAGGTGGGCCGCAAATACCAAGACCGCGACCCGCTGCCGGCATCGCCATGGCGCGCCTACCTGCGCCACCTGGCCTGGGCAATGCTGCTGGTGGTGGCCGTCACGCTGGTCAGCGGCCTGACCGTCGGGCTGCTGGACCGCCAGAAAGCAGCCGAAAGCCAGTGCCAGGCGCTGGTGAAAGAGTGGCAGGCCGTGGGCGTGCCGAAGCATATCAAGATCAAATGTGGGGAGTATTTATGAGCAACACCGAATTGCGCGGGGCGATCCACGTCCTGCAAGGACTGCTGACAGAAGCCGTCAGCGTGATCAACACCATTGAGCCTGAAAGCACCGAAGAAAAAGCGATGCTGGACGCCCTGGTCGACCGCATGTGCGCGGCTGCAACGCCGTTTTGTCAGAAGCCAGCGCTTGCAGCACAACCAGCCACCAGCATGAGCCGAGGCGAAGTGAAGGCGTGGCTGGCCGCAAACGGAGCAGGCCCGGATGACTCTATGCCGAACTCATACGAGGCTGTGGTCGATGTGTTCTACAAGTTGGTTCAAAGGGCCACGCAGCCAGCACATGTGCAGTTCGCAATGACTGACAACAACGGCAACAAACTGAGCTTTGTGAATTGCACGATCGCCGCACAAGAGAAAGGCCAGCTATGAAAGCAATCTGGAAATGGCTGGGCACGCCCACGGCATTTAAATTACTCAGCATCGTGATTTTTTTGTACATGTGCGTTGGAGCATTTGGCCGCACATCAAGCTGGTGGGAAACCTTCAACGGCGCTCTGTTGTTTTACGTTATTTGGGGGCTTGGCTATAACAGCGCCGCACCAAAGAAAGGCGGGGCGTGATGAACCTCACCCTTACACTGGCCCAGGTCGAAACGATCACTGCGCCAGCCATCCAGCAATACAAGGCCCGGATGGCCATCGAGGCGAACGGCCACGCCATCAAGGTCAAGCGCATTGAGAGCAAGCACCGGCGCAAACTGGACGCGGCAAACGCCAGGACGGCGGATTGGAAGGCCAGATACCAGATGACCCGCAAAAACCTGCTGGCCGCCATGACCGAGATTCAAGAACTGAAACGCCGTCTGCGTGATGGCAAATGGGAGGACTGATATGACTGCAAAGACCTGGAAAGATGTACCCCGCTGGCAGCGCGTCAGCGTCTACGTGACCGGAGGCCTGCTGGCCGCTGTCGTGGCGCTGATCGCGGCGGCACCCGAGCCGAAGGCAAGCCCCGAGCAGCTGCAGCTGCAGGCCCAAAAGGCCCAGGGCCTCGATGACCAGTTCAGCCGCTGGGACGGCAGCCACATCAAGATGACCGAGGCCATCCGAAAAACGATGAACGACCCCAAGAGCTTCGAGCACATCGAAACGAAATACCGGGTCAACACCAACGGCACGGTGCGCGTGGTCACCGAGTTCACGGGCCGCAACGCCTTCGGTGGCGTGGTGCGCCAAAAGGTTTCCGGCCTGGTGGACGCAAAGACCGGCGATGTTTTGGAGTTGGCCGCGATTCAGTAGAATCGGGGCATGGCACAGAACCGTGAAACCCGCACCGTCGCGCACCCAGCAATGCTGGCAGTCGGCACGCGCCAGGACGTCATGGTCTGGAAGCAACCCGTGGGCCTGTTCCGGGCGCTTGAAGACCCAGACCGCAAGGTGCTGGTGGGTACACCCGGACAGTCCGACACCATGGCCGTGGTGGCCGTCACGATCACGCCCGACATGGTCGGCAAGACCATCGGCGTGGCCGTGGCCCCTGAGTTCAAGACCACCAAAGGCAAGCAAAGCGACAAGCAAAAGCTGTGGCAGGCCGCCTTCGAAAAACGAGGCGGCGTCTACCAGCTGGTGCGCTCGCCCGCCGAAATGATTGACCTGGTGGAGAGGGTGCAGCGTGGCAACTGGTGACCGCATCCACCCCAGCCCCAACGAGCTGCTGACGTTCTGCGCCCGCAAGGACCAGAGCGCCGATTACGTGCGCCGGACAGCCGACTGGATCAAGACCGAATACCCGGGCAGCGCCGAGGCCCTGCTGCCTAGGCTGCGCAAGATTTACCGCGAGAAGCCGCGAGGGCACCAGTCGGCCACTTCCTAGGGCGCGCACTTCGCCCGAACGACTGGAAAAGTGAGCAGCGCAGGCCCCAGCCGCAAGGCAGTCGCATGGGGCCAATGCACCCGGGCCAGTGTTAGCGCACTGGTCCGGGTCGCTGGAATTAGGGTAAGTCCCTACGCCAACCCCTATATTTATTTACGATGGCAGTAAAACGCCTGTATAATTCTTTACATCGTAAACACAACCAAGGGGAAACACATGAGAATAATCCGTACCTTTACCACCTCCGACCTGGGCAAGACTATGCCGGCCGAGTTGCCCTGCAACATCACCGCAGGTGAACACTTCTCCAAGTTCTACGCCCTTGACACCTGCGATGTGTGGACTGCGGACGGATGGGTGGTGACTGCTGTGCAGGACGACGGCGTGACGCACCACCTTCGCAAAGGTCGCGACGTCATGGTGGCTGAGATTCAGGCTGATGCCGTGTTCAGATTCAACCCCACACCGAAGGCTCGTTATCTGCTTGGCCTCGCGTGACAGCACCAGCTGGAGCCCGGCGTGCCGGGTTCTGGCGGGCGCTGTTGCCCGGTTCACCAAGGAAGAAAATGGACATCAACCTCAAGGCCCGTTTGGTGGCCGCCATTGCGCAATTCAAAGCCGACCGAGACATTCGCTTTTACCTGAACGGCGTTTACCTGGAGCCGCACCAAAAGGGAGGCGCGATCATTGCTGCCACCAACGGCCATGCCATGGGCATCTGGCACGATGAAAGCGCTACAGGCGTCGAGCGGGCAATGATTTTGGGCCTCGATGCCAAGCTGCTGCAGGCCTGCCAGGGGAGCGACCTAAAGCGACTGGTGGTGCGTGATGGCCGCCTGGCAGTGATACTGGAGCAAGGTGAAAAAGAGGTCTACATCCAGCCTATCGCCGAGCGCAAAACTGCTGTGCCTTCGTGGGAGATCGAAGGCAAGTTTCCGGACTGGCGCAGGGTGATACCTGAACCAACCAGCACCCATGGCCTCAAAGGCTTTGTAAACGCCCAGTACATTGCGGACGTTGACCGCGCACTGAAAATAGGCAGCGTCAATTACAGCAAATTCAATTCGATGCAATTCATGCAACTCGATGCCAATTCAGCAGTATTGGTGACGGCTGCCATATGCCCAGAGTTTGCGGCCGTGATCATGCCGATGCGGGACGATTGTATGCCTTACCCCGCCTGGCTGGAGCTCGAAAAAGCCGAGTGGAAGGCAAAGCAGAATGCAAACGCACCCGAAAGCAATGCCGCATGACCGTCTGGCCCTTCCCCCCACCCGGCGGCCCCGTGCCATGGACGCGCAAGCAGATCACAGAACACGCCCGCCAGCAGCGCCAGCAACTGCCTGACGCACCGTTTTAATCAACCAACCAAGGAAAATCATGTTCGGAAACAAAGTCTACGAATTGTCTCTAGTGAAGAACTACGTCAGCCACTGGGGCTTGGCCGAGGCCTGCCGCGAGCTGATCCAGAACGCGCTCGACAGCGATTCCCCGTTTGTCTATTCGTTCGACCGCAGCGAAGCTGGCACCTACACCCTGCGCTTGACCAGCGAGTTTGCCCGGCTGAGCCCGCAAACCCTGCTGCTGGGGGCCACCAGCAAAGCAGACAGCAAGGACGCCATCGGCAGCTTCGGCGAGGGCTACAAAATCGCCCTGCTGGTGCTGACACGCATGGGCTACGACGTGGACATGCTCAACGGCGACGTGCTGTGGAAGCCGCGCTTTCGCTTTAATCGCCAGTTCGGCGAGGAACTGTTGGCCATCGAAGAAAGCCAGGCACCGACACGCGGCAACAAGGGCCTGACGTTTGTCGTGCACGGACTGAGCGCCGACGAGGTCGAGGCGATCCGGGCGTCCTGCATCCGCATGCAAGACCACATCGGGGCCATCCGCATGACCAGCTACGGCGACATTCTGCTGGAGCGCCCCGGCGAGCTATACGTGGGCGGCCTGCTAATCTGCCAGACCGGCATGAAGTTCGGCTACAACATCAAGCCAGAATTCATCCGGCTGGAGCGCGACCGCCAGACGGTTTCCGATTGGGACCTCAAGTCCATCACCAAGGAAATGTGGTTCGAAACCAAAGAATTCGACGAGATCGCCCAGCTGGTGCACGACGAAGTCAAGGACGTGGCTTATGTCGAATACGGCTGCCCCGAGCTGGTGAAAGAGGCCTGCTATCAACTTTTCCGCAAGAGCAACCCCGACGCGCTGGTGGCGGGTTCGCAGACCGAGCTCAAGGAAATGATCGAGCGAGGCCTGACCAAGACAGTCTATGTAGGCGGCGGTTTCCACTACGCCGTGAGCAACGCGCCGTCGTACGTCAAAGAAACGCGCCAGCTGGTGGCCGTGCAATCGCCCACCGAGTGCCTGCGCCAGTGGCTGAGCGCCAACCGAAGCGAAATGCGCAGCAAGTCCATCGAGGCTTTCAAGCAGCTGATCACCGAGTCCAAGGCCTGGAAGGTCTAACCCGCCGCCGGTCGGCCACCGGCAACCTGTAACCAAGGAGTTTTATGTTCAAACAAGCATCCATTTACAAAATCACAGGGGTCAACCCGTCCACTCTGGACGCCGACCTCAAAGCCCAAACCTTCATCCCGTGCGGCGCTTCGCAGGAAAAGTCGGTCGGCTGGGTTCCACCACGCGGCCACGAACACGGCCCCATGGTCGAAACCATTGGCGGCCAGACGATCATCAAGCTCATGATCGAAACCAAGTCCGTGCCCGGTGATGCCGTGCGTCGTGCCACAGATGAGCGCGTCAAGCTGATCGAAGCCGAAACCGGCCGCAAACCCGGCAAGAAGGAACGCCGCGACATCATGGACGATGTGCTGCTGTCCATGCTGCCCAACGCCTTCGCAAAGCAAGCCACCGTGACCGGCTGGATCACGAACGATGGCCTGCTGATCGTGGACAGTACCAGCCAAGGACGCACTGACGAATTCATGTCGGCGCTGATCAACGCCACCGAAGGTGTGAACGTTCGCCTGATCCAGACCGTCACAAGCCCGCAGGCGGCCATGACGCAGTGGTTGCTCGCCGAGACAGCCGACGAGTGGCCGGACAACCTGAACGTCGAGCGGGAATGCGTGCTGCAGTCGATCGGCGAAGACGCGGCAACGGTCAAATTCAACCGCCACCACCTGGCGAACAACGACGTGCGCAAACACGTGCTGGAGGGCAAGCTGCCAACGGCGCTGGCCCTGAGCTGGGACGGCCGCATGGCGTTCGTGCTGACCGACACCTTGAAGCTAAAAAAGCTGCAGTACCTGGATGGCGTGGAAAGCCACGGCGACCAGCATGAAGACCGATTCGACGCCGACGTGGCGCTGGCCACAGGGAATCTTCGCCTGCTGATCGAAGACCTGGTGTATGCGCTGGGCGGAGACATGGACGCCCAGGAAGGCGGTGCAGAATGAGCGCGGCCTACATCGAAGTCAGCGCAGGCGTGCGCTATTGGGAAGACGCCACGATCAACGACATCACAGACGATGACGGCAAACTCACGCCGCTCAAGAAGGGTGATTGCTGGTGCCCCGTGATTCGCCTTGAAGACGGTCAGGTGATGGACTGGCCCGCAGGGACTACCGCAAACATCCACTTCAAGGTTTGTGATGCAGGCGAATACTGGCTGCTTGATGAAGCCAAACAGCGCATTGCAAAGTGGGGCGGGTACTACGTGCCCGATGACTTTCTGTGCCCTGTTGGCAATGGATACGGCGATTACATCATCATGAAAATCAACGCCGAGGGTGTGATTCAGAAGTGGTCAAAGCCTGCGATTGAATTTGCCTGCGATTGTGATGGCGAGGATGAAAGCCAACACCGCTGGAAGAAGCTGACCGCATGACCCGCGCCGCCAACATTCACCAGGCCCGGGTCTATCTGGCCCAGGCCCGTGTGCGCCGCCACCAGCCGGGCTTTCATGCCGTGCTGCTGGCGTGGGTGGCTGACGCCAGACGGCGGGCCGCCATTTTTTCAATTTCACAACGGGAGCTTTTCAGTGATCGACACATATTTTGACCGCGTGGATGCGGCTACCGGCTACGAGCCGACACCATCGCGCCCAATCTCAGAGGATCCCCGCCACTGGGGCGGGCAGCTTTACGCCACGGTCATCGACCGCCAGGTGGCCGAGGCCCGAGCCATCGTGCGGTGGGTCGTCGTCACAACCGCCGCCACCCACAGCGTTGAAATGCGCCATGGCATCCAACTTGGCAGCCGGCACAGTCAATTTGAGGCCAATGGCCGGTGGAAATCATGAGGCAACGCCACGTCTGGACCGATGACGAACTGCAGGCCCTGCGCCAGCACTACGCCGGCACGCAGACCAACACGCTGGCGAAGCGTCTGGGGCTGTCAGCCGAGCAGGTCTATCGCCAGGCATCACGGCTCGGGCTCAAGAAGTCCGAGGATTTCATGGCCAGCGACCGGAGCGGGCGGATCAAGCGCGGGCGCGTCGATCCCCGCATGATCGCCAGCCAGTTCAAGGCCGGACTGGTGCCATGGAATAAGGGGACCAACTGGGCCGCTGGCGGCCGCAGCGTCGAGACCCGTTTCAAACCCGGGCGCAAGCCAGAGGAGGCCAGAAACTACATGCCGATCGGCACCACCAGAATGACCAACGACGGGTATCTGGAGCGCAAGGTTACGGACGATCCGAAGCTGGTACCGGCCCGCCGCTGGGTGGCCGTGCACCGCCTGGTGTGGGAGGCCGCGAACGGCCCGGTACCAAAGGGCCACATGGTCATCTTCAAGCCCGGCATGCGCACCACCGTCGAGGCCGACATTACGCCAGATCGTCTGGAGTGCATCAGCCGCGCCGAAAATGCCCGCCGAAACCACCCGCGGACTAAATCCCCGGAGCTGGCCAGGCTTGTCCAACTCAAGGGTGCCATCACCAGGCAAGTCAACCGCATCACCCGTGAATCACAAACCAAAGGAAAATCATGACGACACCGCACATTGAAGAACTTCGGCAACACCTCATGCAGACGCTTGCCAGCCTGCGAGACCGCGAGAACCCCATGGAGCCCGACCGCGCCAGAGCAGTCGCCCAGGTTGCGTCCGTTCTGGTGGACACTGCCAAAGTCGAGGTCGACTACATTAAGGCGACAGGCGCAGACCGCAGCGACTTTCTTGAGGGGAAGCCGACCACACCGGCCTTGCCAAGCCCAAACGCCGAGCCAGCCGCGCACAATCCATTTCCGGTGAGTAAGGTTCACCGCTTGCAGGGATGAGCCGCCGCAAACCTGCTGCGGCCATCACCACCACCACCGGGCACAAGGCCGAGCTGATCAAGACCATGCAGGGCCTTGCGCATCGGCATGACCTGTGGCGGGTATTCAGCGACTTTGTGGAGATGGCCGCCGTCAGCATCGCCAACGCCTGCGACACACTCAACCGCGACCGCGAAGCCCGCGAGGCCCGCTACATGGAAATGATCAAGGCCTACACCCGCGAGGAGTTGGCCGAGTTCCCCAAGATGCTGGGCCAGCTGACCATGGCGCTCGAGTGCGGCATGGATGACGTGCTGGGCGAGGTGTTCATGGAGTTGGACCTGGGCAGCAAGTGGCACGGCCAATTCTTCACGCCCTACGAAATCTGCCAGGTCATGGCCAGGCTGACCATTGGGCCAGAGAACATCCAGGCCGAGATTGACCGCAAGGGATTCATCACCGTCAACGAGCCAGCATGCGGCGGCGGTGCCATGCTGCTGGCCATGGCCGAAGAACTGCAGCGCGCTGGTGTGAACTACCAGCAGCACATGCACTGCACTGCCCAAGACCTGGACCTGAAAGCCGTGCACATGGCTTACGTGCAGCTGTCACTGCTGCACATCCCGGCCATCGTCATCCATGGCAACACGCTGGCCTGCGAAGAACGCAGCCACTGGTGCACGCCTGCCCACATCATGGGCGGCTGGGCATGGAAGCTGCGCCGTCCGGAAGCCCCGGCCAACGACAATGCGCCGGAGCCAACGCCGGTGCCGCAGCCTGCACAATTGGCACCACCGCCACCCCCTGCACAGTGGCAGCAAGCTGGCCTTTTCTGACCAATCATTGCCAACTGACACGGCCCGCCATTTACGCAGTACAATTCACACCGTCAACGATTCCGCGCAAGCGATTTACACCATGAACCAAAAAGAACGACAGGCCGAGTTCAATCGACTGTTCGAGTCGATACCCGGCAAGAACACCGACCGCATCAAGCGCGTCTGTGAAATCCTTTTCTGCCAGCCGAACAGCGTGCGCATCTACCGCATGAAGACCCCGCCGCGCACGATCCCAGAAAGCAAACTGCGCATCTTGCAGCGGGCGCTGGGCGGCTGACCGGGCTTATACTTTCCATCCAGATCGCTGCGCCCGCACGGCAATCTGGATTTTTTTGCAAGTGGGGGATGGAGAATTGAATGCAATACTATTTTGCGGAAGAAGAATGGCGCGCCAAGCGCCTTCAAAAAGCCTTGCGGCTTGCATCGGCGATGATGGGCACGTCCATCGGTCAACTTGAGTTGTTGATTTTCGAACTGAGTGATTACAACGGCAAGCTGCACGTTATCTGGAAACATGATCACACGCCGCAGCAAGAGTTGGCCTTCAAGGCCGCGTGGGCCGAATGCGGAGAAAGCGTCACAAGCCACTTCGACATGCGGGGTGCAAATGCAATTCGCTGACCTCCCCGTTGAGACAATCGAACTGGCGCTTTCATACATCGACTGCAACTGCGACAGAGACACCTGGGCCCGCGTGGGCATGGCCGTCAAAAACGAACTCGGTGACGCCGGGTTTGACATCTGGGACGCTTGGAGCCGACGCGCCGACAACTACGACCAACGCGACGCCCGCGACACCTGGCGCAGCGTGAAGGCCCACGGCGGCGTCACCATCGCCACGGTGATCCACATGGCTCGCGAGGCCGGTTACCAAACCGAGCCGAACCCGCGCACCATCGACCCCGCCGAAGCCGACGCCCGCCGAGAGCGCCGCGAGGCTGACGCCCAGCGTGAGGCAGAGGAACGCGAGCGCGCACAGGCACGCGCCGCACAGACTGCGGCCCAAATCTGGGAGCATGCCGAGGCCATCGATGGCCACCAGCACGCCTACCTGCAGCGCAAGGGCATCACCGCGCCTGGCGCAGTCCGCATCGGCACCTATTGGCGCTGGCATGCCGAGGCCGGTGGCGAGATCGACGTTCACAACGCCCTGATCATCCCCATCCGCACACCCGACAAGCTGCTGGCATCGGTGCAGGCCATCTTCCCTGACGACAAAAACCCTCTGGGCCGTGACCGCGACTACCTGCCCGGCGGCCGCAAGCAGGGCTGCTATTTCAACATCGGCATGCCCACTGGCGAGGTCGGTGAGCTGGTCATGATCGGCGAGGGTTACGCCACCTGCGCCAGCGCGCACCAGGCCACCGAGGCCATGGCGGTGGTGGCCTTTGACGGCGGCAATCTGCTGCCAGTGGCCCAAGCTATCCGGGCAAAGATTCCCCACGCCACCATCGTGATCTTGGCCGACGACGACCGCTGGGGCAAAACCAACGCTGGCATCAAGGCCGCCAAAGCAGCCGCCACAGCCGTGGGCGGTTTTGTCGCCGTGCCTGCGTTCGCAAGTGACGAGGGTCAGCCCACAGATTTCAACGACCTGCACCTGCGCGAGGGCCTTGCCGTGGTGCAAGACCAAATCAAGGCGGCCATGCTGCCAAAGGAAAAGGCAGCCGAACCGGCCAACGACAACATCGAACCGCTGGACATTTTCGCCGAGTGCCCCGCACCACCACTGCGCCGAGGAATGCTGCCAAGGGCCATCGAGGACTATGCATTTGAGTGCGGCGAACTTCTTGGCGTAAGCCCCGGCATGGTGGCGATCCCTGCGCTGGTGGCCTGCGCTGCAGCCCTGCACGACGAGGTGAAAATCAAGGTCAAGCGCCACGAAGACTGGCGAGAGTCAGCGCGGCTTTGGTGCGCCGTGGTCGGTGAGCCTTCGGTCAAGAAGTCGCCATCGATGGCCAGGGCCACCAAGCGCCTTCGCAAAATCGACATTGACCTGAGCGACGAAAACGCCAGACGCCAAGCCGACTATGCGGACCAGATGGAGCAATTCAAGGAGGCCAAGAAGGAGGCCAAAAAGCTGGGCGGCGGCTTCGTCAAGGCACCAGACGCGCCAAAAATCGAGCGCATGGTGGTGGAAGACGCCACCGTCGAAGCGCTGTCCGAAGTGCTCAAAGACAACGCCCGTGGCGTGCTGTGCGTGCAAGACGAGCTCAGTGGCTGGTTTGGCATGATGGACGCCTACACCGGCAACAAGGGCGGCAGCAAAGACCGTGCGGCATGGCTGCAGGCCTACAACGGCGGCGGGCGGGTCGTTGACCGGGTCATGCGTGGGTCTTTTAAGATTCCGAACTGGTCGGTTTCAATGATCGGCGGCATCCAGCCGGACGCCATTCGCCGCATCGCATCCAACATGACCGAAGACGGCCTGATGCAGCGCTTCATGATCATCATCGGTGAAAACGCGCCCGAGTTCGATTACCCAACCTCTGGCGAGGCTTACAGCGGGTTTAGTCAGCTTGTGGACCATCTTTATGCCGTCAGAAGCGGCGGCAAAGACGTCACCATGACTGACGGCGCTCACGTTATTCGACAGGCGCTGAACGCCTATGCAGCCGAGCTGGCGCAATACCCCGCGCTGCCTGGCGGCCTTCGCTCGCACCTGGGCAAGTGGTCTGGCCTTTTTGCCCGCTTGCTGCTGATTTTCCACGCCATCGAGTGCGCCGATCAGAGCATCCACCCCGCCGACTTGGAGGTCTCAGCCGAAACGGCATCACGTGTGGATCGGCTGATGCGCAAATTCCTGCTGCCGCACGCCATGGCTTATTACACCGACGTTCTGGGCAACAGCGGCGATCTGGAGCACGGGCGCTGGATCGCAGGGCACATCCTGAGCAAGAAACTGTCGGTCATCACGAACCGCGACATCACCCAGGCCTACAAGCAATGGCGCGGCCTTGATGACTGGAGACGCCAGCGCATCATGGCCATGCTGGAGGATATGGGCTGGCTCACGCCCTACACCGAGGAAGGCGCAAAGCCATCACGGCGCGGGGCCAATCAGTGGGCGGTCACCACCAGAGTGCACGAAATGTTCGCCGAAAAGGCCCAAGTAGAGGCCACCAGGCGAGACAGGCTAAGAGCCGAGATAGCGGCCATGCAGGCCAGATAACCACCCCACCAACCCGCTTCGGCGGGTTTTTTGTTGACCAAATCGGAAAACTTACAACCAGTACAACAAGGACAACACAAGCGTAAAAATGTTGTCGATGTTGTATGCGTGCGAAATAGATAATTCACATCTATATATATATTTACAATGTAAATCAAAACACAATATATATTTTTTCGCGCACACGTATACAACAAAGGCAACATTTGAAAATCAGCCCAAAACGGGCAAAATCCCCCCATGATCCAAATCACCGCCCAACTCGAAAACGACCTGGCCGACCTGGCAGGCCGCCAACTGCCATTCGTCACCAGCCTGGCCCTGAACAAGACCACGGTGGAGGCCCGTGATCTGGTGCGCGGCAACCTGCCCACACGGTTCAAGCTGCGCAATAACTGGACCAAGAACGGCATCCAGGCCCAGACATCCAACAAGCGCAACCTGCTGGCCCGCGTTGTGGCCCCTGGCTACATGGGTATTCAGGAGACAGGGGGTACACGTACCCCTGAGCGCTCTAAGCTGCTGGCTGCACCATCTGAGGCCCTGCAAGGGAATAGGGTGATCCCCAAGGCCAAGCGTCCACGTGCATTGCTCAATGGCAAAGGCTTCATCATCGACATGAAGGGTGGAGAAGCGGGCATCTTCCAGCGACAGGGCAAGAAGGGCAAGATCAGGCTCATGTACTGGCTGGGCCAAGAGCAAAGCTATGAAGAACGATTCGAGTTTGAAGATGATGTGCGCACCAGCGTGCAGGCCAGCTTCAGTGATAACTTCATTCGTGCTTTGGCTGTGGCCCTGCGGTGATGGTCAAGGCGCTTTGTGCTTCATTGCATGATTGTTGTCGGTTTTGATACTTTTGGGTCCTTTGGCCGCCCCTAGGGCCTCGGGGGTTTTTCGAAGC